CTCGACGTAAACCTGTGTCGAGTAGTTCTTGTCGTCTCGTTCCGATATACGAACCGTGGGTTCCTCAGCGATGGCGAGGACAATCGCATCCTGGGCAAAGGCGTAAGATTGAATCTCGTTAGCATCGGGGCCGTCAGAAAGCAACGTGGACTTAATAAACTTAAAGCCCAAGTACGAATCAATCTGGCCGTATGCTAAAGCCTTTACAGTATTATAATCGGAACTTTTAACCTCTGTGGTATTCAACATCTGATTGATGTTGTACGGATTTGTCAGGAAGTATCTTTGACGGTCATCGTCAATCTCTGCATCGTCAAGCAACTGCTTACACGAAAGCACTTTGGCGATAGTCAGACCGGTCTCAACGGCAACCACACCATCGACACCTGCAACGGCAAAAGCACCATCGGACTGAATGATGCGGCATTCGCCGATGTCAAAGTTATTGACCGTGGTGGCTCCCGTGTGACCTGAATAAGCAGCACCACCCAAAGCCTCGATGATTATCAAGTCAATCTTCCTATTGAACGCCATTACAGCGTTCTGGGCATAAGTTGATTCGGGATTGATAAGCAATTTGAGCTTATCAACATTGTCAATCAAATCAGCCCAGTTTTTGTCCGCCATTGTCAACTTGCGTCTGGAGTGCGGGGTGTCTATTTGGGGAGTATCACCATGCCGAGCACCCATATCCTGTGCTTCGGTAGCGCCGACACGTTCAACATACATCGTATCGCCGGTGACATCCTCCATCCTGCAACATCCACGCAGTTTAGACTCCTTCTGCTGCGAGAGCAGTAGAATGTTAGCCTTAAACTGGTCGACAAAGGCTTCAGTTATTTGAACACTCATTAGATAACCTTTCCAATGTCTTTACATTGCTCGGAATGGGTGTCCGAAATCGGGCCTTTTCCTACCTAACGCCGGTAAGCGTGCGGGCTACCGCAATCTTTCGGGCCTCGATTAAGAGGGTATCCAATGAGAAAACTCTAAGAGGGCTTCTCAGCGTGTCCCTTTGGTTTTACTCCTAACGATTTCAACTGACATACATGGCAAATACTAAACTGATTTTTGCCGAATACTTCTTCAACTCTTTTTCTTGCCGGATTAGCACCAAGCAAGTCGACCTGTACACCGACAATGGCATAACCATCTTCGTCCTTCAAATCATAGCCACATACATCACATTTTTTATCCATATTCTTACCCTGTCTTGGTACTCACTGCTTTTTGCTGGAACAATTTCGCAACCAAATCAATTTGTCTTTGGTGCGCTTCTTTGGTAAATCCATTCTTTCGCCAGTCTTTACTATAAACCGGTTTTGCCAATACCATGCTCAGAAAACTTACCACCCAAATTAGACGCGAACCATATAAGGTCTGGGTCTTTATTGACCTTCTCCAGAATCCTTGCTTTGCGTTCTTCATCAACTGTGCCATCCTTGTTTTTGGTTCCTTCTACAACTGCGATATTGCCAAGGTGCATCTTCTGGTCTCTGGCGAGTCCCCATTCGGTATCGAGTTTTCTGTTGATTTCGTCCAAGTCATACTCTTCCTGCTGCCGTTGTTTTTCCAGAGCTACCTTTACACTCTCGACGTTAAGTTCTAACAGCGCATCTCCAAGTTTTTTACTTGCACCATATTTGTGCAAGATGTCCTGAGCCTTAACCATGAACTCATCATTCCAGTGTTCTTCTGGAAAGTCATCAGGCCGTTTGAAATTGTAATCCTGCGGGGTATCAGGTCTGCCGCCTATCTTATGGTAAGCATCCCATACCTCATCGCCGGACTCTTCATTGGGAATAACCATTTTGTCTTTGCCTACCATTCGGCGGGCATGAACCGTTCCCTTAGCTAATCCCTGAACATCTTTCGCCTCTTTGAGATAAGACTCTTCCCTTAAATCCTCATCTAAAGATTCGAGCCATCCCTTTCTCAATACTCCGTTTTCGTCTGCCAATGCTACAGGGGCAGGGGGTGTCCCTGCGGGTGGTTCTACAGGGGCCGGTGCGTTTCCTTCTTCTTCAGGCATTTACTGTTTCCTCTACTTTCTTTGTAAATTGTTTCTTGTTTTCGGGGTCATTCAGGTACGTATCGGCGGTAGAAGTTGCCAATTCTACATTGTGGCTTTCTATATCCACACCGGGATTGTTTTCCTGAAATATCTGCTGCTCCTGCGGTGTCTGGCAAAAATAGCTTTTGCGGTTGGCGATGATTTGAATAACGTTCTTAACATCGCGTGGAGGCGCTTCCCGCGTTCCCGCCGGTTGGTTTCTTGCTATAATCTCCAACAGGCCAACCTTACCCGCTAAGTTTTCCAAGTCTTCCTGCAACTTTAGTACGCTGCTTTCCAGTTCGTCTTTCGTCATAATTATCCTTTCTTTTCCATTTGGTTGGTTATATAGTTTATTACTACTTTTTGGGCCGCCCGAATTGTTACATCATAAGGGTCAATCCGGCCCAAATTATCCCTTTTCCATATCACAACATCATAATTGAAACGCCTTTTAAGTTTTTCCACGACTCTTTTGCCGTGAGCAGTATTAAAAGTCTCGTTAAAATCAATTCGCGTTTGTCTTTCTTCGTCAGTAAGTTCTTTTTCTTTCATTTATGCTTCGCCAAAGTCCCGTAAATATAAGCCTTGCGGCGCTTGCCTTTTAGTCCTGCTTTCTTCGCGCCTCTCTTTAGTTTTTCGTGTAACCATTTAGGCATCTTGCACTACCTTCAATTCTTTCTTGGCGTAAAACCTACGAAGACCAAGCAAATCTACTTCAACCATTTCGTTTCCCTTGCCGTGTCCCATATCCAAAATTCTTACAACTTTTGCTGGAATAGAAGTTGGGTTTTCAGCCGTTCTTACTAAATCTCCTTTACGCATTTTGTATCGCTCCTGCCAAAGAACCTTCTTCCGGTGCGCCTGAAGTGTCCTTGTAAGCCTTACCAGCCGCTTGAGCCGCTTCTAACATCTGCTGTTGTTGCAAATCTTTTGCACGTTGCTCTCTGATAGCGTCTACTTGTTCGGGGGTGTTCAAGTGTTCTTCCTTCGTACCCAAACTCCTCGCCAATGCCCTGCCGCCCTCGTCTGTGTTGAGATTGTCCATAAGGCCGGGCATAGTCTCTTTCAGTTCGGAAAAGATTATAGCCGTCTGCTGGAACCCTCTGGCCTGGCCGGAACTCAAAGCGTTGGCCATCAAGCCTAAATACTCTATCTCTAAAAGCTCCAGACCTGAGGGTGGGGTCGGTATTTCACCGTTTCTAATAAGGAGCCTGAACGTCCTGATTATCAGTGGCTCCAACAGCTCACTCTGTATTCTACCGACCGGCTGGCCTATCTGCTGTAAGCCTTCGAGCTTTCTCTGTCGTATTTCTAACTCGTTTCTACGGTCTCCGGTTAAATCCTGTAATGGTGTGAATGCTTTTTTCTTATATGCGTTGTGAATTACCTCTCGCTGCATTTCGATTATATCTTTAGTGATAACATAAGCGCCGTGTCCGCCAGTTTCTATCATCTTTGAAGAAGGTATTTCCGTAACAACATTTTGGGCATCAGGAGTTACATCAAGCTCACCATCAAACGAAGCCAAAACTTCTCTTGGCGGTCTCGGAGCTTTATTGCCCATTTCTATAAAGTCGCACATCATTGTCTGCATAACCCTGACCTGCGGCTGTATTTCCGTGCCTATCCCCCTGCCATGAGTCTCACCGGAAGTAACCGACCATCTTGGAACGTGAAAACAAAATTCCTCAAAGCCACCCTCTTCAATTTCGTGCTTATCTTTTACTGCTATATAATAAGATTCCCAGGGCATATTCATAAAGTCCGTAAGGGTACGCCCTCTCTTGCTCCTCGGTGCTACAAAGTGAATGAACCAGAGGCTATCATCTCTTTTCTTTTCGTCTTTATAAGCCTTCATTGCAGTCTTACCGATTTTGTCGCCCCACTTCTCGTATGCCTGTCGAGCAGTATAGGGAAATTTCAATATCATCGTATCTACACGACCTGCGGAATTTACCAATACATTGTACTTACCTATGTCGTAATCGGTATAATTCAGACCCCCAGCAGCTATCGTCCATTCAGAATATATATTTCCCATCCCAAAGACTACCAGAGACCTCATTGCCTCGCCCATAGTCAGCATGAAATTAGATGCGAACATAGAACGATGCTGCTTGTCGGTAGCCATACCCAAATATCTCTTGTACTCTTCAGTAACTCCAGCAGGATTGTCTTTAGAAACATTCAACTTAAAGAAGAACTCGCCCGCCGGAATAATAGCTGATAATAAACCATCGGCGAGTATCTGCGAATCCTCACTGGCGGAAGGGTCGTAAACAGTATCAGTCTTCTGCGCACCCGGCGCATAGATAGTGGTAATAGCGCTATCGCGGGGGAATTGAAGCTCGGCAGTCTCCTGGCACATACTCCTGTAATTGGAGTTGCGGTTCTCTTCGCGTTCTTGAAGTTTTATAATTTCTTCTGCTTTATTGTCAGCCATTATATTATCCCAACAAAGCTTTCCCTTTTGTCTGTGGTTCTAATTCGCCGGTTATCATTGTTCCCCCCCGCCCTCGACCCCGTCGCCTTGAAATTCTTTTCTTTTCCGCCATCCTCGCCTCTTCGGGAGTACGAGTTTCCAAAGTAGGGCCTGCAGCATAAGGTCGACCACCCAAAACATCTAATGCTCGTTTTGCATAAGATGACCATTCCGTAGACTGGTGCATCGGCGAAATCCTGCCGGAAACACGCCGGTCTGTTTGGGTCTCTCTAACATAAGACCAAAAATTCATACTCCTATCTAATCCATATTTACCGACCATTATTGGTAATACAGTTTTCAGACCTTGGGTATACAACCCTCTGGCATATTGAAGGCGCATTTCTTCGTCGTAATAAGCCATTTTATTATCCTAACAAAGCTTTCTTTTTGGTTTCCGGTTCAAGTTCGCCCGTAACTTTTGTGAGAAGTCTTCCCTTTCGGCGGCGCACACCTTTTTTTACCTCTTCTTCGTCAATCTCCGGTATAGCAATAGGGGGTGGCAAAGATGGCGGTTCTGGTATTTCTGGTTTACTAAATAATCCACCCATAATTTAAGCTCCTATACTCTTGCGTAATCGTTCTTGCATTTCCCTGTCTTCTTTTTGTGCTTGTTCACAGTCGCTATCCTGCCGGTGCAGGCGGCCAGATAAAAATAGTTCAGAGCGTTCCTAAAATGCTCCTCGCCCAATTTCTTGTACCTGTAAACACTTAGTTTGGTTTTCTTATTGGTCTCCAAGACCTTCGCAGTCGCACATAACTGTTTGGCAAATTCCTTCATTGAAGGACTTACTCTCGGTAATGTTAGCTGGCCCGGCACAGTTACCAGCCGATGAGTAGCATCGAATATCTCCGTGCGGGCCACACTCACCACCCCCGTATTCTGGTTATAAAGAGTGCCCTGGGGCATATTCTCTTTGTACTCACATAAGAATATCTTGTATGATTCCTGCGATTGAAACTGTCGTGCGGCGTCTTCATAAGGCCGAATATCTATCACGGCACTGCGAACATTAAACTTTTTCGCCAAGTCGTGTATATCGCCCCACGAAGATAGTTGCGCAGTCTTAACTACTTGATATTGGTCGCTTCCCGTTTTCAAGCCTATAATAACGTGCTTAATTTTACCAACATCAACACCCATCGCGCACGGGCCTTTGTGAGTGGCATATTCCATCTCGTTACCGCAACATCCAAAAACATCCGACATCCTCAAACGGTCTTCGGCGGCAATATAAGGCAGGCCCAGTCTCAATCTAACAACATCGCCGAGATTGCCCTGTGGGGGATTAATGTAATCTTCGAGTATCTCGGCAGGGTCGTTAAAGACAGATGTAAGCTGAGACCATCGCCTACCAACCATATACGCAGCGTTATCAGGCTTTGCCGCCACCCATTCGCCGGGGGTAATACCCAGTTCCTTGCCGCATTTATTACAGCCGATATAACCAGTACCATTCTTGCGAATCTTAACACATTCAGGAAAGGACAACTCGGCACAAGTAAACTCGCCACAACTGCATTTCCTGAACCAATGCCGCTGGTCGGACTTCTGGAATATCTTATCAATACCATAATCGGGGATGGTGGGATTCGATAGGTAATGCTCGCCTTTAACCTTGGAGTGGCCCATACGTCCCCTGGCCTTTTCCGCAACGTCCTCTTCCATTAAATCATATTCGTCAAAGGTAACTTCGTCAACGGGGATAGACCGCAGTTTGGTAGATTCCTTATGCTCGCCCTCAACTACCTGAGACAGCCTCGCACCTCGAAGGTACAGGAAAGCATCATTGACCCTCTTTAGCGAAGCGGTATCGGTACTCTTAACAAATTGGCCGATAGCATTGCGGTTAGATGATATGAGCGGCTGGAACCGGGCTTTACTAAACTCCTGAACATCATCATTAGTCGGGAACAGGTACAAAGCGCCTTGCGGCAATCTCTTATAGATAAGACCGTGAAGGGTCTTAAATACCCTTATCTCCGTAAACCCACCCTGAGTAGCCTTCATATCGCAGGTACGCCGCACGTCCTCGCACATAGGTTCTATCTGGTACTCGTGGTCTTTGAATGAGAATATGCCCGCCTGGAGCTTAATATCGTTCAAGACAGCCCAGTACCCAGCGTCTACGCTTGCAATGTCGGCAGGAGTTAGTTCTTGTTCAGTTTCCATAATTTTGCGCAACAAAAAACGACAGTCAAGTGATTCGGGGCACCCGACTGCCGTATCTGTTGCAGATAAAGTATATACCGTCTTTAACTCATATAATTAGCCAAAATATCGTTCAATTCCTTCATTTTATCGAATATCAATAACGCTTTGGTGCCTATCACCGCACGCTGCTCAACGTCCAAGTCCTCACACTCCAGTAAGTCCTCTATGCTCTTATGCCAAGCATCGTTGGCCTTGTTCAAGTCCTTGACTATCTGGGTTAGGGGTTTAGGCATTTGCAACCTCCATAGGCAAGGGAGAACCGGAAAGTTTCTTCATTGGCTCAGGCTTGGGTAGTGCCTGCTCGTCCTTAATCACAGGCGTTTCGCACATCTCGGTATCCTCGAAACTCTGCAATGTGTGTATGTGATAGCCCATCTTAACGGTATCCAAAGTACCTACCAACTCGCAGTGGGTCAGCGTCTTGCGGTATTTTTCACAAACCTTCTGAATCGTAGCCTCAAAGTCGGCTATGTCCTGTTTGCTCATGATAAAGCCTCCATAATTATTTCATCGCGTCTTTTCTGCCAGCCCAAAACCATCGCTCT